TTTTTTTTTTAATTAATTATCTTTCCTACTACCATTGTATTATGCATAATAACCAAAATCGGAGGCCCTCTCTGCCCATCTTTGCCACGATTGCGTCCCATGTGGTGGCCTATGAGCATCTCTATTATAATGAGATCTAGCTAATAATCTTTTTCGTGATGGAAAACTCGCTTCCACACTCTTAATTCCCACTTTATAATAGTATTTCTTATCTTCATCAACCCACTGTTGTAATCTCTCATCCAATGCTCCCTTATTTTTAAATAGTATTAGTGATCTATTGTAAGTTACTCTAAACATATAATACAACGTATCATATGTTATTGGTTCTATTCCTAACGAATCATACGCCAATCCTATTAATCTTGCTAAATTTTTACAATAGAGATCCTGATTATCTTTGGGTATAGCCATTCGCCACTTGTACTGTATAAACGGCCTCCATGGTACTATTGTAGCTATTTCTGGATCCGTCATCTCCAAGTTAAAATTCGTAGCTAGTATCCATGATCTCTTTAAGTATATTGGGCCTTGATACACTACATTCATCACCTGGCTATTTACCACACGCAGATATGTCAATAATGAATAATATTTATTCTTTTGCTTAAATGTCATATGATACACTTGAGTGCAATACTCACAAAATTGGTCTATCCCTATAATACTATCCAAATCTCTAGGATAGGCCATTACAAAGTCATCTCCCGTTATCAAAATAGCTAACTTTCTATCACACAACGCTTTCCAGATTTTTCGTCTAACCTCCCTCACTGATACTCTCATTTTGTAAAAAATAAACGTTAAATACATCATAACTCCTACTATCCACGAATCACCGTGGGAGGTTTCTATACTACCAGACGGCATTACACCTATCAAAAATATAAAATCTTTTAACCACCGCACACATTTTCCGGCCAACTGCTCAGCACATCCTTCTAACAAATATTGATACATACGATACATATGAGTGTCCTCTTTAATTATCCACAGTGAACCCATCATCATATATATCATCAACATCATTGAATTTATATGCAAGTCCAACGCTGCTACATCTCCATCTGCTACCATCATCGTTCCCGACCGAGCCCAAGCATATGTCTTATTTATTGTTGCTGAATCATTATAACCGGTTTCAAATTCATCATAAGCATCCATCTCATCTCCATACAATTGAAGATACTTTAAATAGGCTCCGCCCTCTGTCCACTTTGATCCTATATCAATATGAACTGTACTATTTCTAGCATGTTCAGCAGTAACTATCCCATCCTCCCTTATCTTAAAACTGTCTGGCGCATATGTTCTTTCTTGATGTCTAGTATGCAACAAATTATGTAGTGCTGAATCTCCACTCAAGAAGAATAGTCTCATTTTATTAAATATTCTTTTAATCTCCTCTTCTTTTAGAGAACCTCCATCTATAGCCGACAATCTCTGATTCTTTACTGAAATTGATGTTATGTGCCTCAATAAATTCTTAATTATAGGGACCTCATATCTCGTTTCCTCAAAAATCCGATTTAATTGCTCTATTACTTCTGACATTATTATATGACTAGCCTGTTTCTTAGTTGGATGTGAAGTAAACTGCACTTTCATGCCCTTCATTCTAATGTCTGGAATATTTGGATATTTCCTTAGCGATGATTTGCTTTTAGTAAAATGCCAAAAACGAAAATCTCCTTTATCTAATTCAAAGCGAATTGGTTGCAAATCCACACAATATGAATAATAATACTTTAAAGCACAATGGGTATCATTGAAATCATATGAAGCATCTACTCCTGTATTCATTTTAAACATCTTCAACAACTGATTTTCTAACCCTATACATGGATTATATTGCGCATCAGACACATATGGATATGTTGGTGTTCCGCCAAAAGCTAGATTATATATTGACAATTTTCGCAAGCATAATACCCTCAACGGTGGAACCACCGTCTCGGGTCTCACCACATTCTTTGCCCAATAATCGTTTGGGCACAATTGCTCCATATGCTCTGGCAGAACTAAATTAGGAAACCTCCAATTCAACTGAAACTTATCAGCCAAGGCCTTGGGTATAAAGCGCCCGCCAAGGTAATGAGGTCCTTTGTAATCCTTCACACACAACTTGGGAGTGGCCAGAGAGACTACTA